TGGAAGCCTTTTTAGTATCCAACGATGCGCCTATCCTAAACCACCCTCTGTAAATTCCTAAACTTTTCAAGAATAGCTAGCAACTACTTATATAATATCACCCCCTACCCTCCTACGACGTTTATGTTATAGTAGTTCCTACTGGCGATGACCCAGTTTATTACTTACTTAACTGCACCAATGACTGGAGGTTCTAATGTCTAGATCACACCCAACTACTATAGAAGATAAAGCATTAGAATTACTGGGCGCTGGAGTCAATGCGGAACAAGTAGCTATAACACTAGGTGTAACTGCGTCTAGAGTATCACAACTACTATCTGATACAGAGTTCTCTGGGAAAGTAACTGAGATAAGGTACGGAGCACTACAGAAGCATAACACTAGAGACGACTCCTATGATAGAGTAGAGGATAAGCTGTTAGTAAAGTTAGAAGCTTCTATACCTCTTATGTTTAAGCCCGGTGAAGTATTAAATGCATTAAAGGTTATTAACAGTGCTACCCGTCGTGGTGCTGCTAACTCACAACAAGTAGTTGCAACTCAAACCATAGTAAACCTCAACCTCCCTAATGTAGTAGTACAAAAATTTGCTACTAACATTAACAACCAAGTAATACGAGCAGGAGAGCAGGAGTTGTTAACTATCCCTAGCAACACCCTGTTAGAGCAAACTAATGACTCAATCAAACTTGCAGAAACTGCTGGAGAATCGGAAGAACAGAGCATTCTTGAAGCACTCTAGTACCAAGAGCTTTATAGACGATATCCACACCCAAAACGATGCCAAGCGTGCTAATGCAGTACTAGCTAAGTTGGCTAAACTAACCAAGGCCAACCATGAGTAATACAGACTCACAACTACCAGTAGACAATGCATCTGAAGAACTAGAAGAAGTACAAGATGTAGGAGTAGATACTGCAGAAGCACAGGCACTAGCTAAGCAGGACTTAGACTTCCTAGCAGCTCTTATAATGCCTACCATATTTAAATTCGGCTTCCCTCCTGTATTCCTATCTGTATGGGACTGGCTATTAGCATATGTAGCAGAGCCTAGAACCTTTCCTAGATTAGCATTAGGATTGCCACGTGGTTTTGGTAAGACTACATTGATGAAAATATTTATAGTATATTGCATCCTCTTTACTAAGAAGAACTTTATACTAGTAGTAGCAGGTACAGCGACACTGGCAGAGAACATAATAGCTGATGTTATAGACATGCTAGAAGAGCCTAATATAAAGGCTGTATTTGGTGACTGGAAAGTAGGTGTAGAGAAAGATACACAGTCTATTAAGAAGTTTGGTTTTAGAGGTAGAAACATTATACTAGCAGGTATAGGTGCAGAAGGTAACTTGCGTGGTCTAAACCTTAAGAACCTAAGACCTGATGTAATGATATTTGAGGATGTACAGTCAAGAGAAGTAGCGGAGTCAGAAGTACAATCTACTAAGCTATTAAACTGGATGTTAGGTACGGCTATGAAAGCCAAGTCTCCTACTGACTGTATGTATGTATTCGTAGCTAACATGTACCCTACTAAGTGGTCTATATTGCGCCAGCTTAAGCATAACCCTAACTGGGTGAAGTTTATAGCAGGTGGTATACTAGCAGATGGTACTAGCTTATGGGAAGAACTACAACCTATTGCACAACTTAGATCTGAATTTGCTAACGACTTGGCAATGGGTAAACCAGAAATCTTTTATTCAGAAGTACTTAATGACGAGAATGCTAGTGCTAACTATCTAATAGACCTCTCTAAGCTACCTGACTCTAACTACCAAGAAGGTGATATATCTGGTGGTAACTTTGTTATTATAGACCCTGCAACAGACAAGTTAGGTAGTGATGAAGTATCAGTAGGTTATTTCGAAGTGCATGATGCATTACCTATGCTGATGGAATTAGAAGAAGGTAGGTTCTCACCCGGCGATACTATTAGGAAGGCACTTACATTTGCACTAACTAATAACTGCCGCTTAATAGCAATAGAAGCTAATGCTTATCAGTACTCACTTCTATATTGGTTTAACTTCATATGCGCTCAGTTAGGTATAGTCGGTATAGAAGTAGTTCCTGTATATAGTGGATCTAAAGCTAAGAACGCAAGAATACTAGAGATGTTTAAAGGGTATTCAGCAGGTGAATTTTTTATCCGTGGTGACGCTAAACTAGCAGCCCATCTACAGATCTCTGCGTTTAACCCTCTGCGTCGTGATAATACAGACGGTATATTAGATCTACTAACCTATGCTCCCAAGGTAATAGAAGAATTTGGAGAGTTCATAGTAACGCAGAACATAATAGAATCACAAGAATACCAAGCTATGGAAGTACAAGAATTTAACTCATCATTTTAAGGACTTACGCTAATGGCTAATGCAACCCCATTACCTCTATCTGCTAAATCACAGAAGCACTTTATTAACTACTACACTACTGTCCAGAACTCTATTAACACAGTGCGTGGTACATTGCGCTCGCGTTATCAAGAACTAGATAGGCTCTATCAGCGTGAGATGGATCTGGAGAAAGAAAACCAGAGAGCTATCATAGCTAATAAACAAGGAGCTTCTAATAGATACCAGAACATCACGGTACCAGTAGTAATGCCTCAGGTAGAAGCTGCCACCGTCTATCAGACCTCTGTATTTCTAACAGGTTCTCCCTTATTCGGAGTTGTATCTGATCCTCAGTTCATGGACTCAGCAATGCAGCTAGAAAGTATTATAGAGCAGCAGTCAGTTAAGGGTGGCTGGACACGTCAGTTCATGAAGTTCTTTAGAGATGGTTTTAAATATAACTTCGCTGCACTGGAAGTATCTTGGGAGAATCAAAATACCTATAACGTAGACACTGACCTTGCTAAGAATAAAGACGAAGGTGTTGCTAAGAAGGTTATCTGGTCTGGTAATACTCTTAAGCATCTAGATGTATATAACACCTTCGTAGACTTTACAGTAGATCCTGCTGATCTCCATGAGAAAGGTGAGTTCGGTGGATATACTGAGTTCATGGGTAAGATAGAACTTAAGCGGTTCATTGCAGAACTACCTGATAAGCAGACTATGAATGTAAAGGCTGCATTTGAGTCAGGATCTGTTACTGGTACTATTGCTACTATAGATAAGGAAAGTCGTAGCTATTATATTCCTTATGTCAATCCTGAAGTAGATAGTAACCGCTACACACAGACACAACTTAACTGGGCTGCATGGGCTAATCTAGATGATGCTCCTACAGGTATAGAATATAAGAGCGGGTATGAAGTAACTACTCTCTATTGTCGTATCATTCCTGCTGAGTATGAGCTTAAGATACCTGCTAGAAACACTGTGCAGATCTTTAAACTTATCATCGTCAATCACGAACATATAGTATATGCTGAGCGTCAGACTAATGCGCATAACCTATTGCCAATACTAGTAGGTCAGCCATTAGAAGATGGATTAAGCTATCAGACTAAGTCATTAGCTAAGAACGCTGAACCATTCCAGTCAGTAGCGTCTGCATATATGAACTCTGTTATTGCTTCTCGCCGTAGAGCTATTACTGACAGGGTACTATTCGATCCTTCTAGAGTAAAGGAAACAGATATCAATAGTGAGAACCCTTCTGCTAAGATACCTGTACGCCCTAGTGCTTATGGAAAGGATCTATCAGCTGCTGTATACGCATTTCCCTACCGTGAAGATCAGGGACAGTATGCAATGCAACAGATAGGTGCTCTGCTAGATATGGCTAATACTACCAATGGCCAGAACAAAGTCTCTCAGGGACAGTTCGTTAAAGGTAATAAGACTAGAGACGAGTTCCAAGAGACTATGCAGAACGCTAATGGTAGGGATCAGATGGCAGCTATTCTATTAGAAGCTCAGATCTTTGTACCGTTTAAGCATATACTTAAGTCTAACATCTTACAGTTCCAAGGTAGTGGGGATATCTACAGCAAGGAACTTAAGAAGAATGTAACAGTAGATCCTATAGAACTACGTAAGTCTATCATGGAGTTTAAGATCTCTGATGGCTTAATACCTAGTACTAAGATCATCAATGCTGATACTATGATCTCAGGATTACAGACATTAGCAACTTCTCCTCAGATGGGACAAGGTTATAACTTAGCTCCTATGTTCTCCTATCTAATGAAGACACAGGGTGCAGATCTATCTCCTTTTGAGAAGTCACCAGAACAAGTTGCATATGAACAAGCAATGCAGTCATGGCAGCAAGTAGCTATAGCAGCTGCAGAGAAAGGATTAGATTTAGCTTCAGTACAACCAGCCCCAACCCCAGAGCAATTTGGATACCAACCAGCCCCACAGGCTCCAGTAGCAGAAGCCTAACAACTGAGTAACTAACTATGTCAGATCCTCAACTAGTACCTAACATGTTCTCTTCCTATGATCTAACTATAGAGCAAGCAGAAGAGGGAAGTAAGCTAACCATGCTACAGACGATGGTTATACAGAACACGCTGTCTAATATAGCTCTAGAGAAGAGTGCTTTAGAGATAGATCCTCACAATCCTCATGGGTCTATGCAACAAGAAGCCTCATTAGCAGGGCAGATTAAGATACTAACTCATTTATTAGACTCTTCTATCTATGCTACACAGCAGACAGAGGTACTAATAAACGACGAACAGCACTAATAACTAATTCCCAACAACCCCTAAAACCCCTAAAACTTAAACTAAAAGGTACTACTTATGTCTATCATGGATATGTTCAGAACTAACCCTGCTGCACCCGCTGCTGCTCCTGTCGCTACTCCTGCTGTTGCTGTTATACCCGGTGCTGGTAATATACCTCCTGACGGGGTAGTAGATGGTACTGTTCCCGGTGCACCAGTTATAGAACAAGAAGCTTCTCACCCACTTGATGAATTCAAGGGTTTATGGGAAACTGATCCTAATGCAAAGCCTGCTGCCGGTGATGCTCCTGTAGTACCACTAGATGCTGCCAAGTTAACAGAAGTAGTTAATAAAGCTAACTTCGCAGGCGGTGTTACTGCTGACCAAATGGCACTAGTACAAGCTGGTGGCCCAGAAGCATTAACAGCTATGGCAGAAATTATTAACGCGTCATCTAGACAAGTTATGACTCAATCTACATTAGCTGCTAACAAGATGGTAGAACAAGCAGTTAAGAAAGCTACAGCAAACCAGACCGCTGCATTACCTGATTTACTACGTCAGCAAGCAGTAAGCACAGCCAACCCTATATTCAGCAACCCAGCAGTTAAACCAGTAATGGAAGCTGTCCAATCCCAGTTGCTAGCAAAGAACCCCACTGCAACTCCCCAAGAGATAGCTGAGATGTCTCAGAACTTTGTAATGGCAATGGGTGAATCTTTTGCCCCACCTGCAGCTGCTGATCCTAATGCTCCTGTAGATACCGACTGGACCAAGTTTGTAGAGGAACAGTTGTAAACCTTTTTTCTTTATAACCCTTTTTACTAGATATTAATAGGAATTAATCATGGCCACAATTAACCAGCTTTTTACTACTGGCGATCTAACACAAGACTTAGCTAAGAAGTCGTTTGCGGGTATGATTACTCGTTTAATGCCTAATGGCTCTGCACCGTTATTCGCTCTTACTTCTATGATCACATCTGAAACAGCTGTTCAGGTAGAGCATGGATTCTTCACTAAAACAATGGTATTTCCAGAAGTTACTATTGACGGTGCAAAGACTACAGAAACTACACTTGTTGTAGGTAATTCTGATCAGATGCTACCCGGTATGATTCTGCGTAATAACACTACTACTGAGAATATGATAGTTAATACTATTCCAGATGGTGTGTCTATTACTGTTTCTCGTAACCTTGGTGGTACTGCTTTTGCAACTATCGCTGATACCGAAGTACTGGTACAAGTTGGTAATGCTTTTGAAGAAGCATCTGACCGTCCTACTGCCATGTCTATCGCACCTGTTCGTATTACTAACCTTACACAGATCTTCCGTAATACTTGGGCACTGTCTGGTTCTGCTGAGTCTACGCAAGTAATTGCTGGTGACACTAACACTGCTGAGAACCGTCAGGATTGTGCTGCGTTCCATGCTGCTGACATCGAAAAAGCTTTGTTCTTTGGTGTTAAGTCTTCTGGTACTCGTAACGGTCAACCCTTCCGTACTATGGATGGCTTAGTTAATACCATTGGTAACGCTGCCTTCTACCCACCTATCTATGGCGGTGCTGTTAACATCTTTGACGCACTTGGTAATGGTTTCGGTGGTGGTGCTGACGGTGATGACAACCCTGCTGATAACAAGACTAACTACTCAGAATTGGAAGCTATGTTGGATACTGTATCTAACCAAGCAACTGATCCTAAGGGCGCTAATGAGCGTGTCTTGTTCTGTGGTGGTACTGCTGTACGTGTTATTAACCAGATCGGTCGTTTGAATGGTACTTACCACTTGGTAGATGGCCAGACTAACTTCGGTCTACGGTTCAAGACTCTTACTATGCCGCGTGCAACCTTCCGTATCATTGAGCATCCTTTGTTCAATAGTAACTTGGTATGGAGTAAGATGGCTATTGCTGTTGATCTTGCTACCTTTAAACTGGCTTACCTTGGTAACCGTAAAACTTCTAGCAAGGAGTTTAACACTTCTGGTAACGTTGCTTCTGATAACGGTATCGATGCAATCGGTGGTACTCTTACTACTGAATGTACTACTCAGGTTAAGAACCCTCCTGCTAACTGTGTTATCTACAACCTCACAGAAGGTTCAGAAGGTTAATAGTTTGGTGCCCGTCTGAGTAGCTTCCCCTGTGCTTAGACCCTTGGAGTTAGGTAGTGTGTAAAAACGCTATCTAGCTTCTTTTTTTTACCCTCAAATCGGAGGCAATTATGCCTAGAGTATTCAAAGCACCAAACAACCGTTCTTTCCCCTTTCGCGGACAGATAGTAGCAGTTATTGCTGGCCGTATTACTACTGACCGTAAGGAACTTATCGAGCAACTAGTGAAAGCTAAGCAGTACGAAGAAGTCTCTGCTGAGCAGTTAGCGAAAGAAGCTGAAG